CCTCAGCTTCCAGCCGGTCCAGTTGTTCCCGCATCTCCTGGAGATGCCGCATCAGCCCCGTCACATTGCTCACCGCCGTATGCGCGTCCTGGCGCTGACTCATCAACATTTTTGTGCGCTCCAGCTCCAGCATGGCCATATCCTGCCGCGCCTTCATCGCCGACTCGGTCGCTTGCAACTCAACTTCGCGCTCCTTCAGTTGGATCTCCCGCAGCTCCATCATGCGGTCCTGCTTCAGCTGCTGATTCTCCTGCGTGGCTTGGCTCGCCACCTGCTCTACTTGCTGCGCGTGGGCATTGAGCGCCTGGGCCTCCTGCGTCTTTTGCTGGAGCCGCTGCATCACCACGGGTAACAGGTCTTCGGGCTTCTGGCCTTCATCATCTTGCAACATGCCAGGCGGCAGCGTCAACTTCGCCCGGCGCGCCGCCTCTTTGGCATCGTCAAAGTCCATATTGCCCACGATCAGATCAGGAATCACGGCCCCGAGCGTCGGAATCGTCTCGGCCACCTTGATCAGGTTCTCCACCGCATCCTGGCGCTGGGTCTTGTAATTGGCGCCCACATCCGCCACGACATCATAGGTCCCCACGCTCAGGTTATAGATGCCCTCCACCCCGGCTTGCAGCTCTTGCAGGCCAGCTTGCCGCGCTTGCGGGTCGGGATGCAGCATAATCTGCCGCACGCTGTCATCCTTACCCAGAATCCTGAGCACCCGATCGGGCTCTCGGTACACCCGTGGAATGGCGTCGACTAAAATCCGCATGACATGCCGCACTGCCCAGCGCAAATGCTCGGCATAATGCGAGCTGCCCATTTCACTCTCGTTGCGCCGGATTTCCGCATGCCGCCCGCTCGTGTCATTCGACGGTTCCCCTAAATCGGCTGGCGTGAGTCCCGTCGTATTATACAAATCCTGCTGCGCTTGCTGTCTGGCCACGGCAATCGCCTGAATGGCGGGCTCCGCCGTCTGCCGCTGCGGGGGAGGCATGAGCTGGCCATTCGGCGCAAAATCGGGATTGTACGCCAGATAACTGTATGCTACCGTATTCGCATTGGCCCATTCCGGGCGATTCTGAAACTGTTTAACCGTCCCAATATACGAGGACTTAGGCGCGAGGGCTACCGCTTCAGCCCCCGTCGTATTATGTGTTGGAATCATCGCCGCGCCTGCTAGATACAAATGCGACGGCGAAGACACTGCGATGCACTTCACAGGCACAGACGGCACCCGTTCTATCGATACAATCCGATGTCGATTGGTCCGCCGTGGATGTGCCGCACTGCGCGCCTGTTGCCGCACCAATTTTCTGGGTAAGCGAAAGAGGGGCAACCCGAGCTGCCTGGAAAACGAAAACTGCCAAAACCGTGCCGGTGTATAGCGCTTCCCATTAGGAAAAAGCCGTTCCCCCCGTAAACGCTCAAGGCACACCGCTTTGATGCCTAACGACCGGAGGAGTTCAGCAAAACCATCGCGCAACACCGGATTTGTGGTGCTGAAACTGCACTGCCCTTTCATGTCTATCGAGCCATCCGTATCCATCAAGCCCTGGAGTAAACTCAACCGTTGTTCCACAGAAGCCCGTAAATACGATGCAGGAATATGCTTCTTCCCGATGACACCGAGCCCATATAACTGCTGCCGTACTCCGTGCACGGTAAAGTTATGCGTCGTCTGCTGCGCACGGGCTACGCCTACCTCAAGCCCGCACTGCGCCACCTGCTCCCGCAAGGCTTCGACATCCCGGACACCCGCATGAATACGTGGCTCATAAGCACTCCCATCCCCTAACCATACGCCCAGAAAATACGGATGGACGCTCAGGTCTTGCTTGGGCACTTCAAGCGGCTTGGTCACCGGGATAAAGTGCTTGCTGGGATCAAGCTCCTCTGTCCGTAGTGTCCTGGTTCGCCAAGAACGCCAGGCATAGGAATGATTCGTGCGCTCTTCTACCGTCCACAGATGGCCTTTGTCTGCTATAATACTGCTGCCATCATCGAAGGTCAGTTCATAACATTCATTGTCTGTATGTACCGGGCTTATACCTAACACTTCACACGGCTGGCCCTGCTCATCAAAAAGCCTATCCCCTACCTGCACCTCCCCCATTGTGGTCCAACCAGTGGGCGTAGATAATGGTGTAGTACAAGAAAGAGCAGTCCAGTAATTGTAGGCGCGCTGCGCATCAATCATGTCCCACACCACGCCACGATATTCGACTTCACCGTTGAGGTCGATCTCGTCGCCAATGACTGGCACAATCGGCAGATAACGACTCGGCCAAATGGACCGCTCGACAATCGTGTCCCCCACCAGTTTGCAGGCCCGGATAATCGGGAGTTCGCTCCGGCGCTGTTGTTGGACCATGCCTGCTTCCGTGTCGAGGAGCGGCGTCACGCCATAACGCAGCATTTCCCAGGCCACACTGGAAAGCAGCGCCGCTTCCTGCGCCTGTTCATCCTCGGTGAGTTCGTCCTGCGCCTGCACAATGGGCACATAGCGCGTTTCGCCACTGGAGAGCTGCACCAACTGCACCTGCAACGCTTCCCGGTAATAGTAATCCACCAGCAGCGCCTCGTCGCGGCTGACCCAGCCATCCCCCGTACTGGCCCAGGTACTGGAGACCCCTAGCGGGATCTCGTAGCGTTCACACACATGCGCACGAGTCATCCGCTCAACCACTAACCCCCACTCCGCACTGTGATAATCAGGGGTCCGACGCCCAGCGGGATCCAGGTAAACCGCAAAGGGGTTGAGAATCCGCTCGAGGCGCAACACCTGCTGAAAGCTCCACGGGCTCTCATAGTCGGTCAGCACGCGCATATAACCTTTGCCGTGTGTCACGGCCGCATCAAACGCCGTATCGACGACCGTATCCCAGTCACTCTGCTGCAGAATGGCGCGGATGAGTCCATCAAACACCGACGCCGTCTCGACGTCAGCGCCAGACCCTACCGGGCGCGTCTTGCCCGCCGGCCGGTTCTGCTGCTCGGCGTTGGTGATTTGCCGGATGAATTTCCCCGTCTGGTTGATCGTCAGACACGGCCGCGGGTTAGGACCCGATGTACGCGCATAGATTTCGGCGGCTTCCCACTGTTCCCCCGCCCGGAATTTGAGGCATTTCAGCGCCTTGGTGCGCCAGACGCCTTCAAAGCGCTCGACGGCCTGAAACCGCTGGTGTGCGAGGTCACAGATGTAGCGGTCTTGCTGCACACGGCGTTCATACAGCGCCCGGTTATCGGCGTCGGAGCGTGTCTGGATCACGGCTTGCCCACGCTGAGACACACGGGGATCAGGCCTGAACGGCACCGCCGTAGGGGAAAGACCAGGAGGGAGCGTGGCCATGCTATACTTCTCCTCTCCATACCGCGTCGAGATAGGCCTCGTCACTGGGATTGGTAGCAAGCCAGTAATGGCGTCCCGTGGTCAACCACCAGCGGTGGAACTGCCAATTGAGGTAGCACCAGCGGACATGGCGTATGCCCCACACACGTTTCACTTTTTGCTGCCCTTTTTCTGCGGTTTCACGCCAGGCACAAACCCCTCAGAAATGTTCACAGCAGTAGCCTGGGCCTGGGCTTTGGCCTTGGTGGGATGCGTGCCTAAGACTTTGCCCGTGTCACTCACGGTGACGTATTTTTTGCCCTTTTTCTCGGTATGGTACGGCATAGTTCTATGCCCTCCTTTCCCCCAGTCGTGGCTCCGGCGCTGGCGGCACTGAAACCTTTGTGGCTTCCAGGTCTGCCGACGTGTCCGCCGTCTCTGTCTCTGGCACAATAATCAGGCAGGCTTGCGGCTCAAGCCAGCCTTCAACAAACTCGGCTCGTGTGAGGAGCACAGCCCGACGCTTCCCACAGTGGGGACATATCGCAATGATCTGCATGTTGCAATCCTTACGCCGGCGGCGCTGGCTCCCCATCAATCATCACACTGTGCAGGGGACAAATAAGCAGCGTGCCGAACTCGTGCCAGCCCGTCGGGGCTTCTGGAACAGGCATGGCGGTTTTGGCAACGCCCTCGCTGTGCTGCGTCGCGTTCTGGTCGCAGCCAGCAATCGAGCAATGATACGTGTATGTGCAGTCCAGTGTCATATTTCAATCCCTTCCAGGGCAACTACTACTTTGAGACGTGCTAATCGCACCCTTTGCCTAATGCTATGGATTTCAATCCCTTCCAGGGCAAATTAAGGTAAATCTTCCCCTACTGTGACACTGCTAGCGGTGCCACCTTGCTGGATGCAACTCCAGGCTTGCTGCCCGGCCTGCGTGGGAATCACCAGGATTGTGTTGCCGGGAATGGTCAGACCCACCGTCGCACTGGGCACCAGGGCATACTTGCCGGTAGTCTCAGCACAGTTGACCGGGTTAGCCGTAGCATTCGTGATGGTGAGCCGACAGCGGGAGGTGTTGGCATCGACGACAGGGACGACGGCCGTCGAGACCGCAATGGCAGCACCACTGGTACCTTTAGCATTCATACGAAAGTCGTGGCAGGGGGGCGCCCCGTTTTGGGCTTCACTGCTGGGCAGGTTCGCCAACCACACCAGGACTACCACCAGCAGCAGGCTTATCCTCATACGCATCGAGCCACCTCTCCATCTGCATCCGCAACCAGGTGACAAACCGCATGTCCTGTTGCTTGAGCGTGCGGTACATACGCCGCTTCAACGTCAACGGGATATGCGCTTTAATCTCGGCACGCGGCATGCGCACTGCTCACCTCTTATACGAAATCGTGAAGATCCGGATGAGTTAAGCAACGACGCCATGAAACACGTATCCACAACCCGCATCGCCGCCAAACTCACCATATTATCGTAGATTTTTCACATTTTATACACAGCTCAGTGCCCCATCCAGGCCGTTGAGCGCCCACCAAAGCGCCCCAGCACCATCGGCGGAGGCGTGGACGGCTCAGGCGTCTCCTGCAAGCGAAACTCATCCTCGATCCCCGCCACTACGTCTAGACTATTGGCCAATGTCCGTAAAGCATCACTCCCGTGTGAGGCATAGTCGTGTTCGGGATGCGCCGAAAAGGTCTTCTTGGTCTCGTCCCACTCGTGCTTGTAATCCCTGAGCGCATTAATCCCGACGGCACAGCCTTCCTCGTCAAACAGAAGCCGTGGAAACAGCGTGCGCACGTTATCAATACCCGTCGCCAGGCCAGTCCGCTGCACCGAGCGCACTACGCCCTGCACGAGGCGCTGCAGCACGTCTTCCCGGCGCTCACCGGTGCCCCATTCCCGGTTATGGCCATCATGCGGCAACAGATGCGCCCGGTAATTGCCCTGATACGGCAGATGACTGAGATACTGCCCGTAATGCGTCGCGCCGTAGCCATGATTCTCATAATAGTGTATACAACACACCTGGCGCCCAATAAACTGCACACACCAAATACTGGTGTAGTCGTCAATCCCTAAATCCCAGAATGTGTACACAGGATACGAGGCGTCGTAGGGACAGCGGGTAATACGCCGCTCCTGGTCCACCTGACGAAATTCGTTGGCGTAATACGCTCCAGGGATAGCAGCTTCCCAGCTCAGGTAATACTCCTGGTCAATAAGATCCTGGCTCATGCCCTCCCGGCGATCCGCCTCGATATCAGCCTTACTAATCACGGGTTTGCCGTCCTCGCCTTGGCCATCCCGGCGTGTCTGCTCCACGCTGAGCACTTCAACGTACCACTCCGGGTTGTTGACGTTCGTGCGGTACAGCTCATAGCCATGGTTTTTGCCGCGTGGCGTATAGGCAAAGGCCGCCCAGCCGCCATTTTCCCGCAGAATCGGTCGAGCAATATTCCAGCCCGCCGGATTCTGGAGGGCGTATTCGCTAAAAATCATGCCCACGCCGTTGCCGCCCACGAGCACATCAAGGTTCCGGTCCGTACCGAGAATCTGGTACGTACTGCCGGGCTTCCTTGTGTCCGCAGGGTCTACCAGGACAATCTGCATATCGGCTTTATTGGGCTCCTGGTAGAGCAGGTCAGGCGGAAAATGATCGAGGTAGCGCTTGCCCTCACGGTCAATCCCGTCCCAGATAACCCGGCGGCCCTGATTCAGCTTGGGGAAAATGTGGTAGTAATTGCCGACACGATCCAGCATCTGTTCGATCAAAAAATTCAAGATGGTCTTATCTTTCCCAGCACGACGATGCCACACAAGTAAGAAGCGGCGAATCCCGCTGTCCCAGGCGTCCCAGAGGCGCCATTGGTACGAACGTGGTTGAAATAAATAGGGAAAATCAAGCAGGATTTCGGTAGGCGTTTCAGTGCGCACGGCGAATCCTCACCACCACGGGTTTGTCGGGATCACCGGAGTGTTCGATTTTCTCAACAGGACGGCCCCAGGCGTAATGCATCAGGGCTTGGAAGATGGGCGGGGGGAGGTGGCCGGCTTTGGCCTGGGCGAGTACCATAGCTCGCACCTCGGGATCTTCGACAACAGAGAGGGCATAGTCCTTAGCGGCGTTTTTCGCCAGGTTCGCGCCTTTGCCAATGGAGCCGCGGGGGCGTCCGGCCCCCGCGCGCTGGCCGCCGTGTCCATTCGCCATTGTTTGAAATTCTTGAATGGAGTTTTCAATGCCGGGATGCCTTGCGCAACCCTCA